TTCCTGTGGTACAACACCAACCAACTCGCCTGCTTCTTTATCTTTAGACATTGCGCATAGATGTTGCCAGCCATTGTTGCTACCATCTACTGGAATAGGTAGATAAGTATAATACTCGTGATCACTATTAAGAGCTTCATAAATTTCTAACACACAAGCTAAAAGTGTAATAGGTTTTTCTGCTGCTAATTCAATTCGTTCTTCAGTTGCAATTTCTAATAGCATGTCAATGTTATTATCAGTCCATGCTTCACGATCAGCTAGTGTCATCTTATCAACTGAAATATCTTCTAGTCCTTCATCTTCTAAATATGATAGGTAGTCAGCTGTTAACCAGTCAGGTAGACTATCACGATGATAGGTTTGATTGTAGCAGCTAGCGATATGTATCTTTAATCTGCGTAATCCATCATCTGTCATTAGCTTACCATTAGAGAATAGCATTTGACCTCTAGCAATATCATTACTTTGAAAGTTTAAGAACGGGGTTGTATAATAAACCCGACCACGATAGTCGGCTTCAGTATACTGATAAAAAGTATGTTCACCTATTAACTGGGATCTTGCCATTGTTAAATCAAATTCAATGATCTTAGACTTATACTTTTTAGGTAAGTGTTTATGTTGATCGAGAATCTTTTGACGATTACGTAAAAGAATATCTCGGACTTTTATATTAATTTTCCAAGGAGTTTGCTGTAAAACATTCATGCTTTTAACAAAGTCACGATGAAGATATTGTTGAAACTCACCTCGCCTTTGTTCAGTCCACCCTTTAATTACAGGTCGATCTGTTGGTTGCATGAGATCATTAATATCTTCTGGCTTTGTAAAGGTCGTACCTATAAGTAAGTCTTTTGAACCTTCTGGAACTATTAAGTCCCAGCGTTCAGGCACTACAATATAATGTGTACGACTTCTTTTTAGACCACGATCTAGACTTTCCATTGGTACGAATGAATCATCTTTATTCTTACCAATATTAATCTGGTGTGTTTGATAGAACGCTTCAAGAAACAAATCACCCATCATTACACGTAGCTTAAACCATTCCCAAGGTGGCTGATCCTCATGATAATATTTAATATCATTAAGAATATACTCACCAATTGCAGTACTTAAATGAGTAAGGTTAGCTTCACCTTGGTATGATTTGTTACCACGTAAACTATTACGAGTAAAGTGTTGTTGAATTGTATCCATAGTAAACACAAGGTAGGCCATTAAGTCCGCTTCAGTAGTTAGCTTTAGCAGACTACAAGCAATATGCGCTTTAGCTTTTCGTATCTTCTCCGTTAGGTATTGGAGTTGTGCTTGCATATTTAATCCTATCTATTGACATACGAGATACAGGCATTAGTAATAAGATACCTGCTTCATCTTTATATTTATCAGCAAAAACCACACGGCTAATGCCACTTTGTAATATTAATTTAGCGCACTCTATACATGGAGAAAGCGTGCAGTATAGTGTTGCATCTTCAGAAGACCCTGTGCTTTTAGCTAGCTTGCATATTGCATTAGCTTCAGCGTGAATTACTTCTTTATGGGTTGCACCATTAGCATGCTTGCAGTCATTCGACATGCCCGAAGGCATGCCGTTATAACCCATACTAAGTATATTGCCATCTTTAACAATGACAGCTCCAACTTTTGTATCTTCATCATGACTCATTTGTGCTACACGAAATGCAATGTCCATAAATAATTGATCAAGTTTGTTTTGTGATGGCATATTATATACTCGTGAATTCATTGTTAAGGGTATAAGTTAATCGTCCTGTTTCTGGATTGTAAAAGGCAGCCCCAGCTGAACCGGTTTGTCCAGTGAATCGTGACTTGAGGACTCTAAACTTAATGGTGTTTCTTTCTGTATCATTGTCTGATACCAAGTTTCTCGCAAAGGCAATAATGTCGAACGAGATCTGCTTGATCGAGCCACTGCCTTTGATATCATCGATTGACGCAAGGTTACCTTCTTCAAATGATTTACCTCCACCCTGGGCTTTACGTAAATGCGAAATTAAACCCAGCCATATGTTATGTTTCTTCACAATTTTTAACAGATCACTCATGAGTTTATCTACCGCTTCGTTCCCACCCAGTCCTTCAGAACCTTCAGATACTGCAATGGTAATGTGATCAAGGATAAGATACTTGCACCCCATGAGCGCCATGTATTCAATCTTGTCAAGCAATGAAGTGTCTGAGCAAGATCCTTGGTGATCAAGTAAAACAAGTCTTTCGTCCTTGAATACTTGCTCAAATCCTTTACGAAGATCTGCATCTGAGAGGCTCTTAAGGTCCATGCTAGAGCGCTCGAGTGACATTCCGATAAACTTTTCTGCTGTATCTCCAACACTTTCTTCGAGAGATACAAGTCCAACTTTATCACTAGTTTTATTAAGTAGATCAAGAGCGATCTCTTTAATGACAGTAGACTTACCGCTGCCAGTGCCGGAAGTAAACAAAGTAATTTCACCATGCCTAATACCTTTTAGTTTATCGTTAAGACCATTAAGACAAGCGGGGTATGGAATACTTTCAACTGATTGACGTGCTTTGAACTGTTCCCAGATCGGTTCACCAACAACAATACCGGCTGGAGACCAGGTCTGTGCATCCCAATAAGCTTGAAGTAATTTATAAGAGCCATGCTTTAGTAGTTCATCTGATGGATCTTTCTCTGTTAGCTTAGCAACTTTACATCTGCCAGCGCCAATAATCTTTGCCGCCTTTTCGGTTGCTGCTTTGCCGGCTTCATCTTGATCAAAGAATAGTACAACGGTTTCAAAGCGGCGGATAAACGACAGCTGCTCAAGCAATACTTTAGTACCTGATGCAGATGAAATAGAGACTACAGGAAATATCTTATTATACTTATCATAGAATGCTTGAGCTATTGCGCAAGCATCTAGTTCACCTTCAGTAATTACGAGAGACTTGCCGCCCATAGCTTGTGCTTGGCCGAACAATTCTGTATTACTAAAGTCTCCGTGTATACGAAAGTCTTTAGGTAGTTGGCGTTCTTTGTACGCTGTAATCCTACCTTCTTTAGTGTAAGGGTAGTAGTGAGAACCTCCGGAACCATCTGGATTTACTGCCATCTTGATTCCGAAGTGGTCAACCACTGTCTTTGAAATACCCCGGCTTGTAATAGCAAAGCTATTAAGGTCTGTAATATCAGCTAACTTATTAGTTGAAGTTACTGTGGGTAAAGCATTGAATTCATTCATATTTTGTGGTACTTTCTTTGTTGAATAGTTACATGAGAAACAGTGCGCCCCATCATTGTAGATAGTAAATGCATCTGATGAATCGCATTTAGGGCACTCAGTCTGTATATATCTTGTCATTTCCAAAGCCTTTCTTCTTTAGCTTGTCTGATTTGTTTCCGTCTTAAAGAGCTTTCCTGCTTCTTTTGCATGCGTTGAACCTTCCTGGATTTTATCAGGGTCAACTCTTCCCACTCGGACATAGAGAAACTCTCTTCCTTTTGCGACAATTGTTTTGTGTAGTTCTGCATAATATACCTTGTTGTCATTAAATTCTTCAAAGATACCTTGATAAGTATCAAACAATGGTTTAATTACATTATCAAGATCTGCTCCTCGATTTGAAAAGCCTGCTACAATATAGAAGTATACTTGATCATCGCCGAAGGGCCAAGCAACCCCTCGGACTTCATCACGTAATTCATTCTGATACTCTATGTACTGTCTCTGCTTGATTGACTTGTTGCGATAAGTCATGTTGTTTGCTGACAGTGGTTTCACCATAAAGGTGTGCTCTAAGATCATTGAATTCCTCCCATGATGTTAGCATTCGTAAAAGTTTATGGGAAACTTCTAATTGTTTTAGACCTGCACCGTGCCCTCTCCAAGCTGCTCGAACTCTGTTCCAGCGTCTAGGTTCAGGTACACCTGATAAAATCTTTTCAGCTTTCTTTGGGCCAATACCTTTTATTCCTGGAATGCCATCAGCATTATCTCCAGTAAGACATTGAATCATAAGGTTATAGTTTGCTGTATCATCATTAATAAATTCCCATGTATCTTTACCATAGTTATAATGATTACCTGGTATTTGTTTTAAGTCTTTATCAATACCGCAAATTACATATTGGTCGTCTGCTTCACGTGCTTCATATGCCCATATACATACTAAGTCATCTGCTTCCATGCCGTCTGCGGTGATTGCACCTTTATCAACGGCGTAGCGGTGTAAGAAGTTTAGTTTATCTTTTATGTCTTGATCTAGCTCTGGTCTATTCGATTTATATTCTTTATATAAATCTTTACGAAAATTACCAGAGCCTTTAACTGCATAAAGAGTATTAAAGGTTTCATCCTCATCAAAAAGATTGCATAACTTATCTTTAACAGTAAGCTCCATCTTTCTACAAAAGGTATCATACCCTGTACGTAAATCAGATTCACTTGTTGCACCATATGCAACCTTAAAGAAGATTGAATCTGCATCTACAAGCATATTAATATTAGTGGACGTCTGCATAATTATCTCCAATTGTACCTTCACCTGCCATAATAGTAACCCCTACGCGTTTAGGTCCTTCAGCAAATGATTCTACAAGGATTTCTAATACACGTTCAGCATCTTTTTCAGATGCAGACCAAGCAACTTCGTCATGATAATATAGACGAGGCTGTGCATCAAGGCCTTCTTCACGGATCTTTTCTATTTGGTATGCAACAGCAGATTTAGTTGTGATAGCTTCGCAAGATTGCAAAAGATAATTTAAGGTTTGATATGGTTGAGGCGTATAAACACGTCGGCCATCAAGCCCTGGAATATAACCTTCTGGGCAATTGGCTGAAGTCTTTTTCCATATTTCTTCAATGCGTTCTTTTAATCCTTTCAAACCTGGAATAGCATCACCGTACTTTTCAATAGAATCGTTGCCAGCTTTAACAATCTTTTTACCTGTAAGTACTTGACCTAGCTTAGTAGGACCAGCTCCAAACAAGAAAGCATAGATCCAGGTTTTAGCTGTGCGTCTATCAGTACCGATAATATCTGCATTATACTGATGAATATCTCCAGATAAGATTTGTGTTGTTAGATTGGGATCATTAACATAATGAGCAAGACTACGAAAC